GATCAGATTGATCGGCTTCAAGCCATACGGCTTGTCAACAGTAGGATATGCCATTAGTTACTCCAAAAAAGAAGTTATTTGCCTTTGCCAAACGAGACCGTAGTCTTCTTCTCACTGAAGAGGGGCATACGCTCATCGTTCAGCCTCATAAAGTTGTTGTCCACAGACTGCAACTGAGCCTTTGCCTGCTGCGCGTAGTAATTATCACGCTGCTGCATTAGTTCAGCCGGAGCCTTACACAACAACAAACCACCGATCTCAACATTCCCTTTAAATTTGGAACTAGGATCGGTCATATGCATTAACTCCGGGTGGTCTTCAGCCTTTACAGGCTCCCAACCTTCACGGAATTTTGCGGAGGTATTCGATGGGTCAGCAGTTCCCATAATACTAGTCCGAATATACCTAAACACCCACCCCGGCTGCGGCGTTGGTGCCGGAAGCGTCTGAGGGGGCGTCCAAGTTTTGGTGCGCTGCATCGATTCTCTATTCTCGACTTCTCGTGCGAGTCTGTTATCAGCCATTTGAATTCTCCATTTCAATCATTGCTTTTGCGTACTCTTGATTGCTAATACCAAGTTTCTTGGCAATTGCAACCTGAGTCGGTGTCAGGCGTACCTGACGCGGCGCGGTATTCCGCGTAACTGGAGCCACTACACTGGCTGGTTTTGTGCGAGCAGGTTTTTGGGCCTGCTTCGTTTGAGGTCTTTCTTCCTCTTCGGCATCGTCAAATGCCTCGGGAAAGCGTTTCCTCATAGTCTCATCGACTCGGCGGTAATACTCGTCGGAACGAGGATCTACACCAGACCGGACTAATTTTTCGTGCAGGCCAAGTGCGAGGGCAGTCATCTCCTCATCCGCACCAAACCAATCGTTCCTTTCGCGCCAAGCCACGGCTTTCGGATCCGGCACGGACTCAGGAACAGGATTTGGTGCTTGTACCTGTTCTGCTGTTTTTACTCTTTCTTCTTCCTGTTGTAAAGCGGGTTTTACTCGGGCGATGTTTTGCAATCTAAGTTTGGCGTCGGTTAACGCCTCTTGAGCATTCGTAATTTGCTCACTATCGCCAGAGTCATAAGCCTGTTTAAGTTTCTCCTTAGCCACCGTCAAATCGGTATTAGCAGACCTTTCGGCCTCCTTAATAAAGGCTTGCTCATTGCGGCCAATACGTTGTTTAAGGTGCTTAACTTCCTGTTCACGGGCCTGAGCAAAGCGCAAAGCCTCATCTTTTTCCCGTTGGGCACGTTCTTTTTCCCGGCGCTCGTCGTGCCAGACCTTTTTCATCTGGGAGAGGCGCTTCTTAACCTTGTCGGAATACTCCTCAAGGTCGTCGTTTTCCAACTCCTCTACTAGGTTTTTAGGCAGTGGCTTACGGCCCCTGTCCTCTGGAGGAGTATCGTCTTCAATTTCAATTTGAATATCGCTGCTATCTTCTTGATTTAATTGAGACTTTTCAGTCTCAACCTCGTCAGGAAATTTATATTCATCACGCTCAATAGCCATTATGTTTTACCTCATGCTCTGCGGATTCCACGGGGGTCTTCAACCACCGCTTCCACCGTGTCGTCGTTAATGATGCGGAACTCCCGACCGTGGATAACCACGCGGGTGCCGGAATAGGGACGGGTAAGGACAAAATCTCCTTCTTTGCACCAAGGGCCGGTGGGGAACCGATCCTTATCTGTGTAACAAAGATCACCCATCTTGATGACGAACAAGACCACAGTGGTCTGCTCTTCAACTCGCTTGGTGTCCTCTGCTTTGATGATGCCACCGTCATATTCTTCTTCCACATGCGGTACTGCACACAGCAGCCGATAGCCTTTTGGCTCTGGCAGGAGTTTGGCTTTCTGAGCCTCTTCCTGTGTCTTCTCTACGTCAATGTTACTCACTCTTCCTCCAGTCGTTTTGCAAGGTCTTTAATGTGATTGCGTGCGAGGTCGAGACCCTGTAACGCCCCGCAAAGTCGTTTGTATTCACCCTCGTCCAACTTGCCTTGGATTAAGGTGTCAATTATTAACATGCGCTCTTCTTGAAGCCTCGTGTCAAGGTATTCCAGAGCGTTTGAGTAAGACATTTACTCCTCCTTCATGCCTTTCGGCGGTCGCAGTGCAGTCCGCATAGCAGCCTCTTTATTCTTGGCAATCTCAACACCAAGTTTCGTACCCTCAAGTTGCTGTTTGTTCTGCTCTTGGGCCTTGTGTTTCTCGATCTCTGCTCCAAGACGAGCCGCGTCAAGTTGTTGACGCCCTGAAATTTCAGCCTCGCGCAGCCGAAGTTCGTCTTCTTTTGCTGCGGCATCAAGCAAGTCTTTTTGCTGTCGAAGACGGAGTTCTTCTTGTTTTGCCTGCGCTTCCATCTGCACCTGCATCTGCTTGGTCTGAGCCTGCATCTGCTTGATTTGCAGATCCATCTGCTGCATCTGAATAAGCGGATCTTGAGCCTGTTGCTGGGCCTGTTGCATCTGCGCTTCGGCCTGATCTTTCTGCAGCAACTTGTCAGCGGCGAGAGCAGAAACTTGAGAAATCTTGACCTCGATATCAGGCGGCAAATCGTATTCGCTCGTCTCATCCACAGGCAACGGCGGCAACGCAACGCCCAACTGCTTCTCAATTTCTCGACGGTACTGGAACCCTAAATGCTCCATCAAGTGCGCTTGAAGAGCGCCGGTAATCTGTTGCGCTTGCGGATTCTGGCCGATCATCTGCGCCATCTTCGGGTCTTGTATAAACGCGGTATGAACCTTGATGTGCGCTTCATGATCTTGGTACATGAACGCTTTGAGGGGCTTACCTACTACCGAGTCCATATTTTCAGTAACTGGATCACGAGGCTTCTGATCGTCGGGCATCGGCACTAATTTCTCAGCATTTCTAACGCCCAGTACTTCAATCATCTGCCGGTGTAGGTATGGCATGTTGTACAACTGCGGGGCTTGTTGGGCCAATTGCATCACGGCCTGATACTGCACCACCTTCTGACTCATGGTGGCTGCGTTGGGGTCAGATACCGGGATTACGTCAACGTTGTCATAGTCAGACTTCTTGGCACTAGCCTTACCAACTTCAGGCTCGTACGAATACTCATCCGGGGTGTTGTCTCTAATGATGCCTGCAAGGAGTTTGAACTCCTGTTTCATCGCGTAGTAAATACGCGCCTGCACTGCAGACATTACTTTAAGGACACGCTCCAAAATGGCGAGTGTGGTGCCAACAGGGGCTTGGTTAGACATGTCACTGATCTTGAGATCAGAAACAGCAGCAAAACGACGCCCTTCTTCGATGATTTTATCGAGCAGCATCGAAAGAGTCTGGCTAGGCTCCTTGTACGGCAAGGGCAAAATGTTGTCCCGAACCGCACCCGAAGGTACGTCTACGTCTCGCCACTCGCCGGGAGCGATGGGTGTGTCGTCTCCCTTGATACGCAGACCGCGTGATTTGAGACCACCCGGAAGATTGCTAAGAGTTCCCGCATCGACAAGTTGGCGAAGGAGGGAGGTTGCCGCTTTAGAGTGGCCGCCGATAAGGTGGATAAGTCCGAAATAATAGAAGCCAAAGCCGGGGATATACCCGTAATGCACAAAGTGCTGTCGCTTTTGTTTAAGTTCGTCATCTTCTCGCCAGTTGCGACGTATCGCCAGAACCGTTCCTGTCCCCTTCTCAATCGTCACCACGTACGGCAGTGCAATCCCTGTCTCGTTATTGTCTTCATCGACGTCGGAATACCCCGGCAGATCGATGTTCACGTGCATCTCAAGCAACTGGAACCGGTCGTCCATTGTCGCTGAGAAGCCTTGATCCTCTGCCTTTTGCTTCTCCACCTCGTCCATCGTGCGAACCGGGTCGCCCAAGTCGATGTCGCGATAGAAACCTGCATACTGCAATTTGATTAGTTCGTTCTTCGTCTTACGCATCCGGTGCGTAACACGCTCAGCACCCTCCAGATTCGCCGCGCCATACGGCACGATGATGTCTTCAGCCGGGATATAGATCGCTGTCTGCCGATCAAGCG